TATCTGTCAGGTGGTACTTTAGTTGTAGGTGACGCTGAGATTTCTGGTACTGAAATTGCACAATTAGATGGTGTTACAGCAGGTACAATTGCTGCTAGTAAGGCAGTTATTGTTGACTCTAGTAAAGATGTTACAGGATTTAGAAATGTAACATTAACAGGAGAGTTAGACGCCGCAACTTTAGATATATCAGGTAATGCTGATATTGATGGCACTCTAGAAACAGATGTCTTATCTATTAATGGTACAACAGTAACTTCAACTGCAGCTGAATTAAATATTTTAGATGGTAAAAGTTTTGTAGATGAAGATAATATGGCTTCTAATAGTGCTACAGCAATTGCGTCTCAACAATCTATTAAAGCATATGTTGATGGTCAAATATCAGGCGTTTCAACTGCTCCTTTTCTTTTTACAGCAGATGATGAGGGTAGTGGGTCAATAAATCTAACAAATGAAGAAAGATTAACGGTTGCTGGAGGAACAGGCGTTGCTACGACTAGTTTAGGTAATACTATAACAATTGCTGTAGACAACACAATATTAACCACAACAACGGGTTCAACTAAAGGATTTGCAATCGCCCAGGCTGTCGCATTAGGATAGTTATAAATAGTTAAAAAGGAAGAATAAAATATGGCAGTTCCAAGTACAAAAGCAACATTAAAAGAATATTGTCTAAGAGCATTAGGTAAACCTGTAATTGACATAAATGTTGATGACGACCAAGTAGATGATAGAATAGACGAGGCGGTACAATATTTTTGTCAATATCATAGTGATGGTGTTGAGAGAATGTACTTAAAATATCAGGTAACGGCAGACGATATAACTCGTATGACTGCTGATACATCTGAATCAGTTACAGAAAACGGTGTAACAACTACTTGGAAACAAGGAAATAATTTTCTTATAGTTCCTGAAACTGTTATTTCAGTTGTCAATGTATTTCCTTTATCTGACAGAGCAAACTTAAATATGTTTGATGTTAGATATCAATTAAGATTAAACGACTTATACGATTTTTCATCTACAAGCATTGTTCACTATGAAATGACAATGAAACATTTAGATTTTTTAGACCATATTTTAGTGGGCGAAAAACCTATGAGATTTAATCATTTATCAAATAAACTATTTCTTGATATGGACTGGAACAATGATATTACAGCAGGTGAATTTTTAATATTTGAAGTTTTTAGAAGATTAGATCCTGCAACAAGTACAGATATGTTTGATGACCTTTATTTAAAAAGATATACAACCACTTTAATTAAAAAACAATGGGGACAAAATCTATCAAAATTTTCAGGCACAGCGATGTTAGGAGGAGTAACATTAAACGGACCTGAGTTATTTTCTACAGCAATTCAAGAACAAAGACAATTAGAAGATGAGATAAGATTAAATTATGAAGAGCCTCCTCATATGCAACAAGGATAAATAAATGCCAACAAATGTCTATTTTGACACAGGCACCACATCTGAACAGCGACTATACGAAGATTTAATTATAGAACAGCTTAAGATATATGGTCAAGATGTCTATTACTTACCAAGAAAAATAGTAAACAAAGATAATATCTTTGGCGAAGATCCTGCGAGCTCTTTTGACGATTCATATATTATTGAAATGTATGTTGATAATACTGATGGATATATGGGCGAACAAGAGATTATTAAAAAGTTTGGTTTAGAATTAAGAGATGATATTGTATTTACTTTATCTAAATTAAGATGGGAAACACTAATTAAAAATAATAGTGATTTAGTTGCTGATAGACCACAAGAAGGTGACCTAGTTTACTTCCCAACTACAAACGCATTTTTTGAAATACAATTTGTTGAACATGAACAACCTTTCTATCAACAAAGTGCTTTACCTACTTACAAATTATCTTGTACTCGATTTGAGTATAGTTCAGAAAGAATTGATACTGGTATTGCTACAATTGATAGTGTTGAAGATAGTCTATCAACTGATACAATGAATTTTCAGTTTAGTTTAGAAAATGAGACTGGCTCATTCGTATTAGAAAGTAGTATTGGTGCAATAGATTATGTAATTAATGAAAGTTTCACAATGGCAGACCAAGCAACTAATGACCAAGGTCAAGTATTTGAAACAGAAGCAGGAACAAATACTGCTTCAACAGGAGATGATATATTAGACTTTAGCGAAAGAAACCCATTTGGTGAGGTTGACGAATACTAATGGATAGAGATAGACATAGACAACTTACAGACTTTCATAAAAAGTCTGAAACACATAAAAAAGAAATGAATTTAAGTAGAAATTTAAAAAAAGAAGTAAATATTGGTGCTAACGGTACACAAAAATATATTATTAAAGAAGGCCTTAATAAAGGTAAAATAGTATAATGTTTGGAGAACACTTTTATCACAAAAAAATTCGTAATACTGTTATTGCGTTTGGTACGATATTTAATAATGTAAATATTAAGAGATTGGATTCTAGCGGGAATCCTATACAAAACATTAAAGTACCTTTATCATATTCACCAAAAGAAAAGTTTTTAGCTAGATTAGACGCACAGCAAGACCTAACTGGAGACGACTCAAAAGTGGCAATCACTCTACCTCGAATGTCATTTGAAGTTACTGGATATAGTTACGATGGCGGTCGTAAGTTAAATAAGAATCAAAAGATAACTAAAGTAACAACAAATGCTGACACCACAAAAATGAATAGTCAATATACACCTGTGCCTTATGATGTTAATTTCTCTTTGGGAGTTTATGTTGCCAATTCAGATGACGGATTACAGATAATAGAACAAATACTTCCGTACTTTCAACCTGACTATACTGTTACCATGATTGAAGATAGAACAATGGATACAAAAAGAGATATACCATTTGTACTAAACAATGTAGATTTTGAAGATAGTTATACAGGCTCACTTACAACAAGTAGAAGAATAATCTATACATTATCATTTACAGCAAAAATTTATTTGTTTGGACCAATTAGTACAAACTCTATAATTAAAACTGTTTCAGCTGATTTATATTCTGATACAGGAAGTAATGCACCAAGAGTTGAGAGAGTTACAGTTACACCAAATCCAACATCAGCTGATAAAGATGATGACTATACATATACTACCACATTAGATTTCTTTACGGACACTTTAGATTATGATGAAGCGACTGGTGAAGATAAGTAATTAAAAGGACTTTAACATGAGTAAAATTGATGATAAACTAAATGAAGTATTAGGTATTGCTGAGATAGATAAAACTTTTGAAAACGAAGTGTTACCTAAAAAAACAACAACCGAATTAATAGTACCAGAAGATAAAGATCCAGATATTGATTTTGAAACTGGTAGAAAAAATCTTTATAACTTACTTGATAAAGGTAATGAAGCAATTGATGGTATACTTGGTCTTGCAAAAGAAGGAGAACATCCTCGTGCTTATGAAGTTGCAGGACAACTAATCAAGACAGTAAGTGAGGTATCACAAAATCTTTTAGACTTGCAAGATAAATTAAAAAAGATAAAAGATATACCTGATAAAGGACCTAAAAATGTTACTAATGCCTTATTTGTTGGCTCAACAACTGAATTACAAAAGATGTTAAAGGAAAAGAAATGATATTTTTTAGACAAAACTTGCATGAAGTAATTACACTACCCGAACCACCTGTTGAAGATTTAACAGAAGCATATGAGGTAGAAGAAGTAATTAGACGAAGAACAGAGAAAGATGTTCAGTCTATTCAAAACCATGACCAAGAACCTTACTATGCAATTCGTAAAGTTTGTGAAAAAAATGGTCTAGAGTTTCACGATAGTGAGTTCAAACAAATTATAAAAGAGTCTGTACCAATTATTACATACTTTAAAGATTTCTTTAATCGTCCAAGACCTGTTGAAGTTCTTAACCGTTTAAATACTTTACCAAGTAAAACAAATAAAACTAGGTCATACCCTAGTGGTCATGCGGCTCAATCGGTTATACTTGCAAGATATGTTGCTGGTAAAGTACCAAAGTTAGAAAAAGAGTTGATGAAAGCAGCCTACGAATGTGGTTATGGTAGAGTACAAGCAGGGTTTCATTATGTATCAGATTACGAAATAGGCAATCTACTTGGTGAAAAGATGTATGTATTAATGAACAAAATGGATTATGGACAAGAAATGAATGAAGATAAAATATCTTTCAAAGACTTCTTAAAAAATTAAATGGCAACAACGGATCAATATTTAGGTAATCCTAATTTAAAGAAAGCTCACACCTCTTCTCGTTTTACAAAAAAACAAATCAAAGAAGTGATGAGTTGTCTTGAGAGTCCTAAATACTTTATAGAAAATTATTTAAAAATTGTCACCATTGATAAAGGTCTTGTACCTTTTGAGATGTATGACTTTCAGCGGAAGATGGTAGATACTTTTCACGACAATAGGTTTACGATATGTAAATTACCTAGACAAAGTGGAAAGTCAACTATCATAGTCTCTTACCTCTTACATTATGTCTTATTTAATGACAATGTGAATGTTGCAATATTGGCCAATAAATCTTCTACGGCAAGAGATTTATTAGGTCGTTTGCAATTGGCTTACGAACATTTACCCAAATGGATGCAACAAGGCGTTCTCAACTGGAACAAAGGTTCACTCGAATTAGAAAACGGAAGTAGAATTGTAGCGGCAAGTACTTCTTCTAGTGCTGTTCGTGGTAGTACCTTTAACATAATATTCTTAGATGAGTTCGCTTATGTGCCTAATAATATTGCCGAAGAATTTTTTAGTTCAGTTTATCCTACAATATCATCTGGTAAATCATCAAAGGTGATGATAGTATCTACACCACATGGTATGAATATGTTTTACAAGATGTGGGTAGACGCAACAAATAAAAACAATAACTTTGTTCCTGTCGAAGTACATTGGAGTGAAGTACCAGGTCGTGATGAAAAATGGAAAGAAGAAACAATTAAGAATACAAGTGAGGCACAATTTCAGACAGAGTTTGAATGTGAGTTCTTGGGTAGTGTTGATACTCTTATCAGCGCAAATAAAATAAAAACTATGCCAGTTATCGAACCTAAACGAAGTGGTGGTCTTGATGTTTACGAAATGCCAAAGAAGAATCATCTCTATACAATGACAGTTGATGTGTCGAGAGGATTAACAAATGACTATTCAGCCTTTTGTATTATGGACTGTACAAGTGTACCATATAAGGTAGTTGCAAAGTACAGAGATAATGAAATCAAACCTCTTCTTTTTCCAAGTATCATAGATAGAGTTGCTAAAAGTTATAACAAAGCATTTATTTTAGTAGAGATAAACGACTTAGGACAACAAGTAGCAGACAATTTACAGTTTGAATTAGAGTATGATAACATGATGATGGTTACACAAAGAGGTCGTTCTGGTCAAGTATTGGGTGGGGGTTTTAGTGGTCGTGGTAATCAATTAGGTTTGAGAATGACTAAAGGTACGAAAAAAATCGGAACTTCTAATCTCAAAAGTTTAATCGAGGGAGATAAATTACTTATTTCAGATTTTGATATTATCTCAGAATTATCGACTTTTATATCAAAAGGAAAATCTTTTGAGGCTGAGTCAGGTGCTACAGACGATTTAGTAATGTGTTTGGTGATATTTTCGTGGTTGGCAAATCAAAGATATTTTAAAGAATTAACAAATGTAGATGTGAGAGGTCAAATGTTTACTGAACAACAGAATGCCATTGAGGCAGATATGGCACCTTTTGGTTTCATAGACGATGGATTAAACGATCCAGAGGGAAATGATGGGTATTTTGTTGACGCAGGAGAAGTTTGGCGACCTGTATCATATCGCAAAGGAGAATAGTGTAATTTCGGTATACTATAAATATATGCAAAGGGTTATAACTAATAAACTTAATATTAAGGAGAACTAAAATATGGCTTTTCAAGTATCACCAGGTGTTCTCGTTACTGAAAAGGATCTTACTAATGTCATTCCTGCTGTCTCAACATCAGCGGGTGGTATAGTAATTAATGCAGAAAAAGGACCAGTAGATGAAGTTACTACGATTTCATCTGAATCTGAGTTGGTTGATATATTTGGGAAACCAAATGCAAACAACTTTGAAGAATGGTTTTGTGCTGCTAACTTTTTGGGATACGGAAATAATCTGAAGGTAGTAAGACCAATTACTGGCATGTTAAATGCTGTGTCAACTGGTAGTGCTGTCTTAATAAAAAATACGACTGAATATCTTGGAACTTATTATTCTGAAACTGGCGCTGGTCAAGTATCTAATATAGGAACTTGGGCTGCAAGAGAACCTGGAACACTAGGAAACAATTTAAAAATTTCTTTATGTTCTAATTCAACTGCATTTGGACCACACTCAATGAGTGGTAATCTAGTTGCTGACGCTTCTGCTGCTATCGGAGATACAACAATTTCTGTTGATGATGGTAGTTTAATGCAAGTTGGCGACATACTAGAATTTGGAGACGCAACTAGTGTGCCTTCAGCTGATGGTGCACCTTCAGGACATTATTACAAGATAACTGCAATATCAACAAACTTATTAACAATCGCAAGATTTAATGTTGCCACTGGTAAAACAGAAACAGGCGGATTAAGACACGCTGTTGTTGATAACGCTAAAGTCCTAAGACATTGGGAATTTTACTTTCAATTTGATGGACCACCAACAACAACTGATGATGTATCAGCTGCAGGCGGTTCACTAGATGAAATGCATATTGCCGTGATTGACGAAGATGGCGGAATTACAGGAACTGCAGGCGAAATAATAGAAACTTTTGCTGGCGTTTCACAGGCAAATGACGCTAAGGATGCTTCAGGTAATTCAAACTACTATCCAGATGTAATTTACAGAACAAGTAGCTTCAT